AGAGCCATTTTTTCAGACCAGCCAAACAAGGGGTGCACGCCCTCATGTGCACACGTGCACGCTTACAGAAAAGGAGGTGTAATGACGCCACAAAACCCGCTGACCCAGTCAGAAATTGACTACATTCTGAAAGCCAAAGAACAACATGTTCCGAATAAAAAGATTGCGGAGACATTAGGCCGGTCTATCAGGGTCGTGCAGAAGTACGCCGCAAAGTACAGAAAGCGTGAAACAACGGTCAAAGATGCCCTCAAAGAACTGCCCGGCGTCTCGTATGCAGTCCCATTCCGTGAGGGTGAACGACAAAATACCGCCGCACGTCTCAGAGAAGAACGCAATCTGCTCAGAGAAAGCTTACTTACTGCCGAGACAAGAAACATAGCAACCATCGCAAAAGAGTATCGAGCCGTCTGCATGCAAATTGAAGAGTTGGAGGGAGCAAAGGTCGATGACAAGCAAGACCACGCAGACGATCCGCTTGAGCGCTCCCTCAAACTCATTGTTGGATCCTAGGTATTGCATCCACGAACCCTACCAAAAATCACTGGCGCCGCTCGTGGTTACCCTTGCCGGGCAAGCTGGTATGAAGTTTGCCGGATGGCAACAAAGAGATTTAGAGATCCTTGCTGCCATTGATGACAATCTACAGTTTGTGCAAAGGATTGTCGGCCTTGCCATTCCACGCCAAAACGGCAAGACAACGACCATCATGTGGTATGTGTTAACCCTTGCCATTGTCTTTGGTGCTCGTGTGCTATGGACAGCTCACAACTACTCGACCACGATAAAGACACTCGAAGACTTCCGAGACATCTTGGGAACGAAAGTTCACGATTCTGTTCGTGGCATCAAGTACTTCAATGATCGCCTTTGCAGAGTGTCATCTAAGACGGCGCAGGAAAGCTATACGTTCAAGCCTTATGCAGCCGATAAGAACGAGGGCTTCATTGCCTTCTCAACCCGTACCAAAACGGCAAATCTGGGCAACACCTTTGACATCGTTGTTATCGACGAGGCACAGGAATTGCTTCCTGAGCACATACAAGCGCTTCTTCCAACGACTTCCAGCGGTCCTTTGGTAAATCCGCAGTACATCTACATGGGGACTCCACGGCGTGCAGGGTCTACGGCTGATAAGTTCGAGAAGATGCGCACACGTGCTCTTTCAGGCATTGATATCGAAGACACATGCTGGATCGAATACGGACTCGAGGAGGTAGGAGATGTATCAGACGAGAGTCGTTGGTATAAGGCCGCTCCTTCGCTTGCCGAAGGCATTGTTAACATCACGGCACTCAGGGCACTTCGCAAACAGATGGATGATCTACAGTTTGCACAGGAGTGCTTGGGTGTATGGCTAACACCGCAAGAGTTTGCAGGAGGAGCCGGAGCACCACTTATTGACAAGACGACGTGGGAAGCCTGCAAAACGCACTGTGCGCCCCAAGGAAAGCCGACAGCCTATGCAGTCAAGTTCTCCGTTGATGGAACGTACTTCGCAGTTTGTGTAGCCGTCAAAGAGGATGATCATATCCATGTAGAGCTTGTCGATAAGCGTGCCTGCATTGGCGGAAAGAAGGCGCTTGCAGCCTTCGTAACCAAACGAGCTCAAACAACCCCGGTTGTAATTGATGGTAAAGCTGGTGCCGAATCGCTTATCAAGCGCATTGGCGAAGCTGCTCCTGAAGAAAACCTCATAAGTCCAACGCCAGCTGAGCTAATAACAGCAAACGTTGACTTTGTAGATGCTGTTACCGAGCAGACACTTACCTGGTATGAGCCGGACATCCTAGATGAGGATGAAGAAGATGAGTTAACAAAAGCAATAACTCAATCGTATAAACGCCCTATTGGCCGTACCGGCGGCTGGGGCTTTGATGGCGAAGGAGCAGCTGTAGCAGAAGCCGCAACCCTCGCTTTTTGGATGGCAAGTCAAGTTGAAGACGAAGAGGCTGGGGAGGTCTACTTCTGATGATTGACAGAGGATTAAGTACGTCTATGGCCGCTGCAGCCAACCTATCGCCTGAAAACCGTGAGACAGTCTTGGAGCTGGTAGAAGTATGGCGCAGGCATTACTACAAAAACCGCCTACGTGACAAATACTATGCCGGAGACGTCAAGGTTAAAGACCTGGGTATCTCGGTATTGCCAGAGATCTCCCGAAAACTTGACCCCAGAATTGACTGGGCTGCTAAGTGCGTCAACTGGTGGGCAGACCGTGTGCAGTTTGAAGGCTTTAACTCTACAGATGACCCTACAAAAGACGAGCTCTATACGATCGCTCACCAAAACGATATGGATAACCTGGTTCGTAAGGTCACCATGAGCTCGCTTCGCCATTCGGTATCTTTTGTGAGCGTTACAGCCGGTAATACAGAGCTTGGTGAACCTGATGTTGTGGTGTCGGGATATCCGGCCACTGCATCATCCGCCCTTTGGTCTGACGCCCTCAAGCGGATCACAGCAGCACTTGTGGTTGTTGATGTTGAATACAACCGTTCACATAATATCAAGACACCCAAGCTGGTATATGTCTTTACTGATACGCAGTTCATCATACTGACGCTTGTCGATGGGCGGTGGGTAGCCGATGAAACAGAGCATGCCATGGGACGTGTTCCTGTGGAACAGGTGGCCTACCACGGGACCCTAGAGCACCCCTTTGGCACTTCCCGCATCACTCCAACAGTGATGAGCTTGGTTGACGATGCACAGCGTGAAATCATGAACATGAGTGCGACAGCAGCCTTTGCGTCTGCCCCGCAAAAGTTTCTTATGGGAGCAGATAAAGAACAAGCGAAAAAGATAGCAGAAACTCCCTTTGGAGCCTTTATAGGATCAACGTTTGTCGGAACACCAAACAAGAACAAACAGATACCAAACTATGGTCAGCTGCCGCAGCTCACCATGCAGCCACACAGCGACTACATGAGACTATTGGCGTCGATGTTTTCCGATGCTACAAGCGTCCCTCTTTCGTCTCTCAGCTTCACGACCGCTAACCCAACTTCGGCTGATGCAATAATTGCAAGTCAAGAGGACGCCATCATTGACATTAATAGCTACATACTGGCTTGCAAACGTGCCTTCACGAACGTTGCTATTATGGCGCTCTCAGTTGCTCATAACCTGAACTTCTTTGAAGCTCTCAAGACTTATGACATAACAACGCTCTTTGCTAAACCTGAGACACCGTCTCCAGTATCTATGTCTGATGCCGTCACTAAGCGCATAGCTGCTTTTCCGTGGATGGCACAGTCTGACGTACCTCTGCGTGATCTTGGCTACAAAGATGATGAATTGCGCGAACTACAGGCAGATCGTAAACGTTCAGGTGCACAAGATCTCGTCAAAGCGGCAGCACAAAGTGAGAAGGAATGAACATTTCTAAACAGGCTATGAATGCATATCATAGCAACCTATCCAAGCTGCAGGGGAACGCAAAGAAGACCTTCGAGAAGCTCGTAAACGCCAGTCTTAAAGTCAATCCTGATATGTCTGATGATGAGTTTATGGAGCTTGTAGGAAACTCTCTTATAAGCACGACTCTCTCATATGGAGACGCTGCAGGGTCAGTAGCCCTTGACTTCTTTGAGGAATATACAGGGCTTGACGCAAAGAATACCGACATTGCAAAGGTTCCATACTTTGTCAACGATAAGTACCGCGAGAAGGTAGCTCAATATGCCGCCAATAATACCTTGCGCGATGATGAGTTTATGGAAGCATGTGGAAACATCTTGCAAAGCGAGGTCTTACAGCAGGCAAACAGAACGATGTCTAATGTTGGTAAACGACATGGCCTAAAGTTTGCTCGTGTGCCGCAAGGTGGCGAGTGTGCTTTTTGTGCCATGTTGGCGTCTCGAGGATTTGTATACTCAGAGGCTGGCGCCAACTCCCACTACCACAACCACTGCAAGTGCAAGGTGGTTGCTGGCAAACCTGGAACGAAGGTCGGCGGATACGACCATACGAAAACAGAGAAGAGTTTCAATACCATCTGCAAGAATCTCGGTATCAAGGAAAGACTTGAGGAAGTCGAAAACAACAAAGAGTTGAGAGACAAAGTCCTTGCAGAAGCTGGTAGGCGAAACAAAGACTGGCTCTATAGAGGAGAGGTAACGAAACCTTGGTACATCAAACCGCGTGAGCAGCTCTCGGCTGATGAGAAACGCGGGATAGATATCCTCTCTTCAATGGGTTTTAGTCCTGTCGCGCTACCTGAAGATGCACCTGATGGCAGTAAGAACATCGATTTTTGGCTTCGAGATCAGCATCTCTTTGTTGAGCATAAGAACGCAGGTGGCGGTAAACATTCCATTGAGGATAACCTCGGATCAGCTAAAAAGAAATGGGACAACCTGAAATGCGATCAGCCAAAAATTGTGATCCTTACAACCGAGGGAAGCACTCGCTCATATGAAGACGACATGAAATCTATCAGGAGGTGCAAAAGATACTATGACGAAGTATGGTACGTCCCCCCGGGAGAAACAGACTTCCTGATTATAAAAAATGAGGGTTGACCCCCCCCATTACTGGGCAGGACCAACCCTGTTAATCACAATATACCACAGTTCCCGCTAGTTTAACGGCAAAACACGAGATTCTGGTTCTTGAGATCTGTGTTCGATTCGCAGGCGGGAAGCCATTATGTGTAATCAACCAGCCGCACGGCTGGGTTTTTATTAGGCCGCACGGCCGGAAAGGGGCACGAAATGCCAGAACCAACCACGACGGATCCAGCACTTGAGCCGACAGGCACTTTGGCAGCTGCACAGCAGTCAGGTGAAGACACGCTCGAATACTGGAAAAGTCAAGCACGCAAGTGGGAAAAACGCAGCAAGGAGAACTCCAGTGCTGCAGAAGAGCTCTCGAAGCTCAAAGACTCCCAAAACATGGAACTCGAAGAAGCCCTCCAGAAAGCGAAGACAGCAGAAGAAGAACTTGCCGCTCTTAAGTCAACGGAGGAAACACGAGAGCTGAAAACTAAGGTTGCCGCAGATATTGGCATACCAGAAGCGCTCATCCATGGCGCAACCGAAGAGGAAATGCGCGCAGATGCAGAAGCTATGGTTGCGTATTTCAAGCCCAAGACGGGGGCAAAGGTCCCCAATCCCGGTAAGTTCACGATGGGAAATCCAAGTGATGATCCCAGACGTGAAGTTGCCGCACAACTGTTTGGCCATACAAACTAACGAAAGGATTTATCATGGCTGCATTTTCTACTACCAGCATCAAACTTCCGTCTCAAGTCGCTGATGAGCTTGTCAGCAAGGTAGCGGACACCTCTGTAATTCAGACGCTTTCCGCATCTTCTCCGGCCATCTTCGCCAACCGCTCCTCAATCCTCTTTACTAAGGATCCTGAGGCTGAGGTCGTCGGTGAGAACGCCGAGCACAATCCATCGGGAGTTGAGACAAAACCCATTGATCACATCATTAAGAAGATGTCTGTAACAGTTCGCTTCTCTGACGAGGTGCGATGGGCTGATGAGGACAACCAGCTCAAGATTGTCGACGCCATCGTCGATAAGTCTTCCGCTGCTCTTGGCCGTGGTCTTGACTATGTGGTCTTCCACGCTCTCAATCCTCTTACCGGACAGGCGGTAGCCGGCCTTACGGCACTTACTACGGGAGCTACGGCAATAACCGCAACGACTGACGCTGCTGCTGATCTTGATACCATGGCCGACAAGGTAGATCAGGGCTATGACATTACCGGACTTGCTCTTTCCAAGACACAGGCATCTGCTCTGCGTAAAGTTCGTGTCAAGAATACCGGTCTTCGTTTGTTCCCAGAGATTCCGCTGAATCTCAAGACCGGCTCTGTTGATGGCATCCCAGCTGCAACGTCCAATACCGTTTCCGGTGCCCTTGCTAAGACGCCTACCAAGGTGCTCGCTATCATGGGCGACTTCTCTCTTATCAAATGGGGCATCGTCCGCGATATCAACCTTGAGATCATTGAGACCGGCGATCCTGACGGCCTTGGAGATCTCAAGCGCTTAGGCCAGATCGCTTACCGCGCTGAGGTCGTATACAGCTGGGCTGTTATCGATCCTAAGGGCTTCTCCGTCCTTAAGGGTGCCTAATGGGTGCCAAAAAACCGGAGCGGCCGTTTGCCACGCTTGATGATCTCAAGGCTCTTTATCCAACAC